GTAGATTAGTCGAGGTAGAATTGTCAAAAAATGGCGATTACTTGGACCTTACTTTCGACGATGGAGGGACGGTTAGGGTTTTGTTGTTTCAAGGAGGAACTCAGACGTAGTTCAGCCCCACTGGACAACGTGCAAGAAGAACTAACTAGCCTGAATCAACAAGAGTCTGATGTCCTATTAGACTTCGTTGCGCGTCTCTCTCCGCAATGGCTTGCAGGTTTCTTTGATGGTGAAGGTTGTGTCGGAGTTTATGCTAACACCTCCTATACAAAACTTGACGTAAATATATCTCAGAAGAACCCTGGTATCCTCGCAATAATTTCGTTAAAGTTTCCCGCCAAAGTTTCCTATTCAAAAAAGGACGACACTTATCACATTGCGTGGAGTGGGAGGAACGCCATTCCAGTCCTTGAATTTATTAAGGACTATGTAATTGTGAAGAAACGTCAAGTAGAGCTTGCTTTAGAATTTACTTCTTTAATTATTGGAAAGGGCTATTGTCCATCCAATGAGCAATTAGAGAGGCGCGAGGAAATTGGTATAGAGTTAAAGAGGTTGAAGGGAAAGAGTGCAGAGCTTTAGTCCAGTCTCGATAAATAAAGACGATCCTCCAGAGTTGAAGCTCATGAAGGTCCGAGCGAACTCTCTTGGAAGTTTATACTACTTTATCAAGACGACTCTCAAGCGCCGTCGTCTTACAGACTCGTTGCACAAACCTTGGTGTCGAAAATACGAACGCGACCACATCAAAAAGCTTCATGAAGCCCCCAGAGACCATTTTAAGAGTACGGTTTCGTCCGAGGGTTTTCCAGTTTGGCGCACACTTCCGTTTAATAATCGGGATGAGGATTTCTTTCGAACTCTTGGATATGGGGACGAGTTTATTGCATTCATGAAACGGATGCACAAGGTCGACAATCGTAACTTACTCGTCGCCGAGAACATCACGAACGCGGCGAAGCTTGGTACTCGCATTAGTACACACTACGAGAGCAACCCAATCTTTCGGGCCGTGTTCCCAGAGATTATTCCAGATTCTAGCTGTACGTGGTCTAACTTTTCCCTTCACCACAAAGTGCCTGGATATAAACCTCCTCACGGTGAAGGAACTTACGACTTCCTTGGTGTCGGTGGTGCATTGCAATCTCGCCACTACAACGGCATCTTGATCCAGGACGACCTTATTGGTCGTAAAGCCATCGAATCGATTTCGGTGATGGAGAAATCGATTGAGTATCACTCCTTACTTGTGGGCGCATTTGAGACAACAGACGCAAATCATGACGCAGACGAGCTTGTCGTAGGCAATCGCTGGTCGTATACAGACCTAAATAGTCACATCAGAGAGTTCGAACCTTGGTTTGAAATAGAAAGTCACTCAGCTCTTGGAGGTTGTTGCCCCGAACACCCCGCCGACACTCCTATCTTCCCCGAAGAGTTCAGCTTCGAAAAGCTAGACCGTTGGCGCAAGCGCCTCGGTTCCTACCACTTCAGCTGCCAATTCCTCAACAACCCCGCCGCTCCTGAGAACGCCGACTTCCGCGAAGAATGGCTCAATTGGTTCCATATTGAAGAAGCTAACGAGAAGAACGGCTTCAAGCGTATGATACGTCACGAAGTCGTCGACGGTATCGTTCGCAAAGACTTCCCGGTCGCTCATCTTCGTATTGGTATGACAGTAGACCCGAATCATTCGGGCAACGCCGGTCTTGGGCGTTGCCGTCATGCTATTCCAATCGTCGGGCTTTCGGCCGTCAACGACTACTACCTGCTCGGCTACTTTGTAAAGGCCTCCGGCTACGACGAGTTCTATAACGAGATTTTCGAGCTTGCTGACGAATGGGGTCTTAAGAAGATAGGTCTGGAAACCATCGCCGCTCAGAAGTATATCGGGAATCATATCAAATGGATGTCCCGTATGCGAAGCCAACCTCTGGGTATCGTCGAACTTAAAGGCGAAGTGGAAGGCCCAGACGGTGAGCTTACTCGCAAAAAAGAGTGGCGTATTCGCAACGTCTTGGCTCCTATCTTCGAGGGTGGCCATTTCTTTGCTCAACGCAAGCAGCAGGACTTTTTGGGCGAGTATACAACTTTCCCAAAGGGAAGGTTCGTGGACCTGCTCGATGCTCTTGCATACATGCCTCAGCTTATCAAAGCTCCTCAGCGATATGAGGACTACATGCAGAGCCTCATCGCCAACCAACGAGGTGCTCGCTTGATTAACCAGCCCTACGGCGTGGTGGTGAACTGATGCCAGCGAAGCTCGAACGCTGCGTCGCGAAGGTCAAGGCCCGTCAAAGAGGCAAGGGTAAGAAGGTCAACCCTTGGGCCGTTTGCGTAGCATCGACAGGTCTTAAACCTCATAAAAAGGACAAGAAATGAGCCCAGCTCTCAAGAAAGGTTTAGTAATTTCAGCAAAGCACGCCGTTCTTGCTTTGTTTACGAACTCGGCAATGGCGGCCGTTTTTCCCAAGGATTTTCATCTTCACGACTGGCGAGGAACGGCTCACATTGTAGTACTCACGGCGGTCCAGATAGTAGGTCGGGAGCTTGTTCAGCTATGGCTCCCGAAACTGCTCGTTTGGGCCAGCTCAAATTCAAATGGAGGGACAAATGTCCAGAATACTTCGAATACTCAGCCTTCTAACCCTGTTCCTGGCAAGTAGCTGTTTTGCTCAGACGAACGTCGCACCACCGCCGAACTTCACCTTCGTAAGCGGAGGCAGCGCCGTCGGCTTCAGCGGTGCTGGAACACAGGGCTCGCAAGTCGGAAGCATGGCGTTTCTCGGCGTTCAGCTCACCAAGGATACCAGTTCGGTAGTTTATGAACATATTACCGTTCCGTCTATCTCGGCACGATACGAGCTTGGTGTCGCGACTTATACGAAGCCAGCCAGCTCGCTGCTTGGTTCGCTGGCTAGTAAGCTTTCTATCAACACTACCAATATCAACGTGACGTTTTCTGCTGGAGCTGGTAAGGCTCTATTTCCGACAGGGAATCACATCGCCGAAACAGTTGGTGCTTCTCTCAGTTATCCAATACCAGGAACCTCGGCGGCGTTTCAAATCCTTGGTTATCAGCTTGTACACTCGCCAGGGAAGTTTGGCGCGGTCACGCGTGATTATCAGCAACAGGTTCAGAGTGGCTTGATCGTTTATTTCTAATGCCCGACCTACTCATACCCGCTCGGCTCTCCACGGAGAAGACAGAAGCTCTTCGTAGATACTTGAAGAATCGTGTCCGCGAACTCAAAGACTCGATGAAAGAACTCTACGAAGAGAAGATTGTCAAGTGGAGAGCTGCGTATGAGGCTCGGCCAAGAGAGGAGGCAAGGCAGTTTCCTTTCCAAAATGCGTCTAACCTCGTTATTCCTCTTATTGCTATCCATACCGACACCCTCCACGCTCAGATAATGGCCGCTATTTTCAAGACCGACCCACTTGTCGTGGCCAAGATATTGGGCGAGTTTGGGCCTCAGTCCGAGTTATTCAAAGAATCTTACGAAGAGTTCATGCAGTATGTCGGTATTGAGCCTGAGGAGCTTGACCTTTATCGCGTGTACAACGAGGGAATGCGTGAGGTCATTAAGTATGGGATGATGACAATCAAGTCGCCTTGGGAGAAGAAGCTGCGTGACTTCCTTATCCCTGGTGGCGATGGTACAGGCACGGAGCGTGATTTCCTCAGCAAAACGATGTACGAAGGCCCGAGGCCTGAGAAGCTTCCTTTTACGTCCTTTTATTTTCCCATCGCTGCGAAACGTCTTGAAGACATGGATATCAAATGCCACAAGCGTACGTTCCTTGAACATGAATTGCTCGAACGCAAGTTTGCTGGTCTGTACGACAAAGATGCTGTCGCGGCGGTTTTAGCCGTTCCCGACCGAACCTCGCCCACGACCGAGCAGCAAGTCAAAGAAGAGACCCTCGGTGCCAAAACACTTGCGTCTTATGGTCACAAGGAGTGGGACATTTTCGAGGGCTACGTCACGTGGCGCTACGAGGATGAAGCTTTCGCTCCACGAATGGTCGTATCCTATCACGAGAAGTCAGACCAAATCCTTCGTGTAATGTGGGATAACTTCGAGAAGGAGTGGTTCGTCGGCGCTCGTATGCTCGGCCGTGACGATATGTATCCGGGCTACGGCTTTGCCGAGTCGTTGTGGATGTTCCAAGAAGGAGCGTCGACAACTTACAATGGATATCGAGACAATCAGACCGTTGCCAACACCCGTGTGTGGAGGGTACATCCTGACTCCAAGTTGCATCAAGGATATCGAATATATCCAAGCGCAATGGTTCCTGCGGAAGAGGGCGAAATCGAAGCCTTGGCGCACGGAGATGTTAGTAATATCAACCTTGATGAACTTCGGCTGCTACTTGAGCTCGCAGAGCGTCGTAGTGGAGTTTCTCCGCCACAGCAGGGAATGGGCGCCGGCACGATGACGGGGAAGCGCGGAATCTACTCCGCGATGGGTACCTTGTCGCTTTTGCAAGAAGGCAATTCGCGTAAGGACCTTAACGTTTCGGACATGCGTGATGCTCACATTCGGTTGATGCGTTTGGTGAGCTATCAGTATAGTGTCTTTGGTCGTGGTAGTAAATATCACGATGGTCGGTTGGCTTTGTTCGGCAAGAAAGCCGACGCAATTAAAGAAGCTCTTGACCTTATCGCTACGCGCAGGATTGGGCTGCCTTGTTACTCTGCGACCGCATCGATTAATCGCGAAGTCGAGAAACAGAACGACGTAATGCTGACGCAAGTTATTACTCGACATTACCAAATGGTCGCACAGCTTCTAGGGTCGATGCAATCGGTTATGACCCCGCCGCAGGTCAAGACTTATTTCGCGCAGGTCGTCGTCGCGGCGAACGTCTTGATGAAGAAGCTCTTAAAGGATTTCGGGTACAGCGAGGTCGATAGGCTTATCCCTGACCCGATGAAGGGAGGTCAGCCAGATGGAACTCAGCCCCAAGGAGAAACTCCTGGCGCACGCGTCGGGGGTACTGCGATGGCTGGAGGAGCCGGAGGGACGCCTATTCAGTAATTGGCTTCTAGACTTGTACACGAGAGAGCTTAAAAAACTCAAGGACTCCGAAGGCAACGAGGTGTTTCGTGCTCAGGGAAGCGTTGGTATCCTTGATGTTTTAATGAGAGTCAAAGAGGATATACGACGCTACGAAAAGGATTTAAGAGAAGGAAAAGTTCAGCCCTTAAAGGAGGGAATGTAACATGGGATGGCTAGATGATATAAAGAAAAAGAAAGAGGGGAAAATCCCCGACATCTTCAAGGACAAGAATGAGGACGACATCCTCAAAATGCTTGAGGATGCTTCGAAGGACAAAGAACAAGTCACGACCCTGACGACAAAGCTCGCTGAGCAAGAAACGACTGTCGCGAACATCAACTCCGAGTTCACGAAGGTGAAGGAGCGCCTCGCCGCTGCTGAGGCGAACAGGAGCCAAAATCAGAATCAGAACCAAAACCAGAATCAGGAACCTCCAAACTTCGTCGAAGACCCTGACGCCGCCTTCGCGTCACGCAACGGTCCTACCCTCGCTATCGCGGTGCAAAGCTCAATGATGACCTCGCGCCTTCTGGCTCAGCAACAGCTTGACAACGCCGATATGGCCTCCGGTGGCAAAACAATGGACGGCCGTTTGTTTCGGGCGTGGGCGTCGGAAATCGACGCCAAGTCTAAGACCTTTCCCGCAGTGCAGCTCACCTCTCCGGAGGCCTGGCTCAACATTTACCTTCACACAAAGGGCCAACACGCCGACGAGCTTCGTGATCCCGAGGTTCGTAAAAAGAAGTATAACTTCCTCGAACCGACGGTCCAGTCGACGCCGGCGTCCAAGTCCGAACCTGACAATCGTCCTGCCGAGCAGCAGCTTACGGATAAGGAGCTTCACGTCGCGGAGAAGATGCACGTAACGCCAGAAGCGTATCTCAAGCGTAAACAAGCGATGCAGTTCGCAAATGTATAGGAGCAGACATGTCAGAGCCAACAATCACTTCGAAAAATCTTCCCCCAACGCAACGACCGAATGTGCCTCTCACCCCGGCGGCGGGAGGTATGCCTCCGCTACCTCCCGCTTCGGTCGAGGTCGAGATACCTTGGGAGCAAATTGAGGCGAAGCCGCTTCGTGCTCCAAGCATTACGAATCTGTTCCCGGTTAATCCAAACATCAGCCTTCGATTCGTTAACAGGTCGGTAGGGGAGAAGGAATCATCTCTTCGCTACGACCAATGTCTAGCGATGGGATTCATCCCGGCCGAGCCAAAAGATGTCTACATGGTCAATCCGGAGACCGGTAAGAAGATACCCATTCTTCCATCTCTTTGTAGAGATGGTCGGATTATCAATGGTGATACTATTCTCATGAAGATTTCCCGGAGGGACTACATTGGTGCTCTCAAGTGGAACGCCGAGAGTGCTCAGCGGCGAGTACGACGCTTCGGCTCGACTAGTACAGATGGCAAAGTCGAAAGCGCCTTCACCGGAATACCAAGGCGTGTTCAGACTAAGTCTGGTCACGTTGGAACCGTTACGGCCTACGTTCCGCCTCTTGTTGAGACTGATTCACGAACAGCCGACAACTCCGGCATCCCTGCGACAGTGAACCTCGCGGATTCTGAAGGAATGGCTCGTCATATGAGGGAACGCGGCGAGCCGTAAACAAGTTTCGTGAACGCGCCCCACGCTCACGATTGTTAACAAACTTAACAGAAGGGAGTAATAAGTGGCTTCAGCTGAAATCCATAGTATCCAAAGCGTTAGTGGAAACCAGCCAAGAATCCGCCGACTACCCGAGGAGGCAGGCCAAACCTTCCTTCCCGGAACTCCTGTGCAACTCGCCGCTGGTGACGGTGGCGTGAAGGCGTGGGACGGTGTTACGGTAGCGAACGGAATTGCTGGTTTCTCTAAGGAGTTTGGAAACAATCTAGCTACGCTTGGTGTTACACCGACCGCGGCTGTCAACCCAACACCGCAGCCCTCGACGGGTCAGGCAGTGCCTTTCGAGCCAGCGGCTGTTTCTATCTCAAGACCGCTGTTTCGTGACGGTAGACAAGGCTTCGAAGTCGCCGTTCAGGACACGGTTTTCCTCGGTCAGGTCGGTCCCTCGCAGGCGACTGTCGCGACTGATGTCTCTAAGCAGTATGGGATGACTCAGGACTCGGACGGTCACTGGTATGTAGACCGTACAAAGACCGGTGCTTCGGCTGTCGTGGAAGTAACGCGCCTCGACCCTAATGACCAAAACGTCCTCGGTGTCTCAACCCGTGGCGTTTACTTCATCGTGCTGCCTTCGGCGGCGCAGATTGTGGCGTAGGTGAACTGACTATGACAATGGTTCGCGGGCAGTTCGCTCAGTTAATGGCTCCTGGCCTCCATGACGAATTCCTCCATTGGGTGGATTTGCTTCAGAGAGACGAAGAGTACAGTCACATCTTCCATGTCGAAACCTCGAAGATGGCATATGAAGACGAAGTCGAGTTCGCTGGCCTACCGCCTCTGGTGGAAAAGCCCGAAGGCGAAGCGATTTCATATTCAGACGCTATCCAAGGCGGCTCGAAGAGGTATCTACACCTGACCTACGGTCTTGGCGTTCGCGCCAGCTTTGAGCTCTACGAGGATGACCAGTACAACGTCATCAACCAGGTTCCCAAGGCTTTGGCAAGGAGTGCACATTTTGTCAAAGAACAACAGAGCTTCAACGTCTTTAACCTCGGATTTGGAACGGTTACAACGACGGATGGACTTAGCCTATTTAACGCTGCTCATCCTCTCCTTGGCGGCCCTGCTGCCACTTCTGTGGCTCCTGGTATCGGCAATATTATTGCCTCACCAGGAACCTATCCCAATAGACCTACGGTAGACGTTGATCTCAGCTTCACTGCTATTCAGCTGATGGTCAACTTCTTCGAGCGCCTGCCAGACAGCCAAGGTCTTCCAATTACAATCAAGCCCAGAACAGTGATTATCCCTCCCGAGTTGAAGTGGATAGCCCGTGAAATCCTCGGCTCGCCCCACAAGCCGTATACGTCGGACAATGAAATCAACGCCATCTTGGCAGAGGATTTGCAGTACTTCGTCTGCCACTACCTAACAAGCCAGAGCGCCTGGTTTGTCATTGCAGACAAGATGGCCCATCGGTTGAAGTACTTCGTGAGGCACGAACTTGACGAAGACTTCGCGGACGACTTCGACACACGTTCCATCAAACAGGTTTCCTTCATGCGCATCAGTGTTGGAGCCACGGTATGGGAAGGCACCTTCGGCTCGAACGGGCCGTAGAGATAGGGAGAACATCGATGAAAAAACTACTTACTCTACTTGCTCTTCTCGTTTTGCCAACTCTGTGCTTTGCACAGGCTCAGCAGTTTTCTGTCAACATCGCGGGCGCTCCTGCTGCGGTTGTAGTTGGTAATTCGTTTTCGACTACGACTGCGACTGGTGCTCTTGTCTCTACGACAGGCGGAAGCATCGCCGCCGGGACGTATCGAATCGGCGTTACTTGCTTCTCTTCTTCGAACACAGAGACACCGCTGTCAACAGACACAGCTACGACCGCGGTCGCTACGACAACCGGCTCGACTTCGACGCTTACTATCCTCCCACCGATTTGTACCGGAACCGGCAACGAAGTTGGTTGGAGGATGTATGTTGGAGCTTCGGCTGGTGCTTCGGGCGCGGAGACTCTACAAACCATCAACGCGACGATTTGTACGTTGAGTGCAAGCACGACCGCAAGTTGTGCTCTCACCTCACCGGCCGTGTTTACATCGAGCTCGGGCTTTACCTCCGGCTCCGGCGGCCCGGCTTCGCCTGGGACGCTTATCTACCCACCGACCTCGAACGCCGCTTCGCAGTCGTTGTTTGAGAACTCAGTTCCGCTGTCTCACATTATTTCGTGGACCGTCTCTGGAACTGCGCCTACAGCCTGTACGTTTCAGTTACAGACCGGCTCGGCTCCTAGCTCGTTGGCTAACGTCGGACAGGCAATTACATGCACTGCGTCAGGGACGTATGCAGTTCCTTACGTCACGGCAAACGCCTATTCCTCAATCAATTTAAGCTCCTATACCGCAGGTGGTACGAATACAGTAGTGACGTTCTACATGACGACACTTCCGTACATTCTACCGTTCTATTGGGGCAACGCCGCTCCAACCTCAGCTTGCACTATCGGTATGGGTATGTTCATGAACACATCAACTACAACGACCGCGTGGTACTCGTGCGCGGCTGGAACGTGGACGGCAGTCACGCTCCCGTAAGAGGGCTGAATGCCTAATCAGGCACATTCGGGCATACATGGGATACCCTGGCACCGTTGCGATATATGCGATTGGGACTACCCTACGTCGCAACTGCGTCGCCAACCGGGCCTCAACCGAGGCCTCTTAGTATGCCCGAAGTGCTTTGATAATCCACTTACGTTTTATCGAGATTATGTAATTCAAGAAGTGCTCAGTCAGTCAGCGGATCAAGAGATGGCCGTAGCCGACATTTTGCAACTGCCCGTGAATTCCGAGGATGACGAGCGCTAAAAGTTTGGTGCCCTGCCCTCCTTTGTGGACTAGGGGCTGGTTCACGGCGGCGGATGATCTCCAGCAGGGCACCTTCGGTTTTAGGCAATTAGCAGCGGCCTCCCGGCCGACTCAAGTCGAAAGGACTTATAGATGCCACACACAAAAAGCAGATTCCATCAACAGTTAGGGTTCAACGACGCAAGAATCTTCATTGGTGTTAATGACCTTCAGCTCATAAGCGGCACTGCTCCCATCACAAAGAACGCCTTTGGAGACTACTCCTATAACCTCGGCAACTCGGCGACGACGGTATTCGCTGGTAATATCGCCCAGGCGATAGCCCGTCGCTTGGGATTCTTCGAGGACTTGCAGGAGCAGTTCGGCTCTACAAGCGGTGCCGGAGTTGCGGGGCAGGCAGAGTATCAAGGCCGCCCCGACACTATCGGCGCGATGTCGACAGGTCAGGAAGTCACTCCTCGAAGAGTTTTGTACCCCAAGGGCTTTCGCCTTCTCTCACTAGACTTTATTTATCTCGTTGCTGGCCTTGCCCTGACAACACAGCAGTTTGGCCTTGCGACGTGTCAGTATGTCAACAACGTCGCGAAC